AAAACTCTAATTATGGATTGTTTGATATTGGCTCTAATTGGAGAGCTAAAAACCATTCACACTTAATTAAAAAAATTGAATCATTTATTCATCAAAAGGTTATTTTTATTGAGTATCAAAAAACCATTCAAAATGAAATAACTTGTATTGATACTTTTAACTATTAATACTTTTATTAATCCTAGTCTAAAAAGCTAGGATTTTTTTTATGTGTCTCAATGAGTCCAATTGAGATTGTAATAATTTAATAGAGTTAAAGGTATAAATAGTCATTCAATTTTTATAGTTATATCAATACTTTATACTTTTATTTATTTATATATGTGATACAATACAAAGTGAAGTTAACCATCTTTATTAACATGACTATTTCAAAAAACATTCAACTTGAACTTCCATTAAATGCTAAGTATAAAGTTACTTATGCTATTGATTATCTTGACTCTAATCCTACTATTAAATATTTTGATGAATGGTACGATATGCAAGATTATGTTCAAGATGAGATTCAAAGAAGAATAGATTTTACTGTTCAACATTCACAATTTACTATTAGTGAAGATGAATACAAAGAAATAGAAGAATATGAAAACTCACTTATAAAAATAGAAGAATTATAAAAAATTCATTCACTTATTAAAAAATTCATTCAATTAATTATTATGGAACTAACAATCAAATTAAACCTCGATAAAAATGTTCATTCAAAAAATGAGCTTATCGAAGCTTCAAAATATTTAAAATTACTTTCCCAACATTTTGAAGTTAATATTGTTCAAAAAAAGGGAACATTAGGAAAGGATAAAACCTTTTTTAAATTTAATACTGATATGCCGATTAATGATAAAAAAGATAATAAAATTGGATTTTATAGAATTAATAAAAAAGAAAAAATAAAAGATATTTCAGAATCAGAATTAATGGAAGATTTAAACAAATGGTCAAGAAAACATTTTGGATATACAAAAAATGGATATTTTCATTTTAATGGTAAGAAAACAAAAATTTCTAATGATGATGATTATGAAGAATGGGAAGATTAAATTAAATTAGTCCAGAACTAAAAAGTTTACAGCTCCTAAAATTAAAAATTAGGAGCTTTTTTAATGCAAATAAATAATGTAAAATTGAATGATTTTAAACTTGTTAATGTAGTATTGCACGTTTAAATTTTAAAATTATAGGATTCTTACGTTTGAGATTATCTAGTTATACCAATTAATTTGAAGTCTTATTATGTGAGATTGTATAGAAATTATAGAAAAATGCTAGTTTTTAAGGGTTTTTAATGTGATATTTAAGAACTGTTATATAGTGGAATTTATGTTAAAATGGATATGAAAACTAATTAATTTTTCAACTATGACTACCCAAATCACAGAACAAAATCAACTTATTGGTAAAGGATTACATGATGATTTTCCTGCTATTTGTATTCAGGATTATGAAACAAATAGATTTGTCTGGTTTAATGTCTACGAAATTTTTCAGAATTCTAATGATTTAGAGGAATTTCAAGAACACATGACCAAAGCAAGAAAATCAATTTGCAGGGATGAATGGTTCTATCCTGATTGTCAATACTTACATTCTATTTATTCGGAAAATATGAGAGACGAAACTTTATTCGAATATTTAGAGAGTTTAGATCTAGCTATTTATGAAGGACATTCCGTTTCTTTACATGAAGAATTTATAGGACATTTTGGAGAATCTTATTTTGGTTCTTTAAATGAAATGTATTATGGAGAATTTGATAGTCAAAAAGAATGTGCGGAAAATTATGTTGAAGAGACTATTGACCTCGATAATGTTCCTGATCTAATTAGTAGCAATATTGATTATGAAAGTCTTTATCATGATCTAGATTTTACAGAAGTTGAAGCAGATAAAACAACTTATTACTTCCGTAATTATTAATTCTTTCTATTCTTCTTCCCGTACTTATCCCATGACTTATTCCAATAAAGCAAACTTTAAGCGTATCAAAGTTTATGCTACCCATCACACAAATCGTTCCAGACTTAACACTATGGTTTTTATTATTGGCACTGTTTCTTTTTTGTTGGCTTGCTATCTCACAGACAAAGGTTATAAAAATTGTCTGCAGTCTGGCAAGTATTCCACAATCGAATGTGAGAAGCTACACTATGGTTAACTTCCCCCAGACTCACACAATTATTTTTCCGCTTTCCCATTTTGGGGGGCGGATTTTTAAAAAAATTTTTATACTACAGAAAGCACGGAACTTACTGATAAACCATAGAATAAGTTATAAAATACTACAATATAATAATACTACAATATTACACTAATGTCAACTACTTTTTCTTATCTTCAACGCTAATAGATAGCTGTGGAGCGTTAATATTGATATTCTCTACACTCTCCCCTAGTACTCTACCAAGTGAATCCAGCACTTGAGCAGCAGTTTGAAGCTGACCTTTCTTCATAGCCTGGTTAAATAACTTCATTCTCATACCCTGCAACCTACCAATCATCTTTTCTCTGTCCTTTTCCCAATCCTCATCATTCCAGGATTTTACCTTTCTCCAGTCACTCCAGGCTGTCTCCACCCCAATTTGCTCTTTTGAAGCGTGATCCAACACCAACTGTCTTGTTGTCATACCTTCCAACTGTCTTTTGTATAATCTCTGCCTTCTGGCTTCAATCACTACATCTGGTTGCCTCCTCCCACAAACTCTGCCATCTTGCAAAGCCTTTTCTGAAGTAAATTGACCACTTGAATTACGAAGAATAGAATCTGTCACGGACTAAAATGCTATTTATACTGAATGATAACCCCAAATCTAGTGTTTAGTCGAGTAAAACACAGAAATTTGTTCATATTTAAGCTAATCTTTACTACATGAGCACAAAAACAGCCGAAAAACTATCACTCAGATGGGCACAGGGGGAGGTGTTCAACGCAGAACAAAGATTTAGAGTCCTCGTAGCTGGCAGAAGATTCGGAAAATCCTACTTATCCTGCATCGAGATATTAAAAGCAGCAATAGACCGCCCAGGCGAAACATATTTCTACTGTGCCCCAACCTATCGCATGGCAAAAGACATAGCCTGGAAAGAAATCAAGAAACTTATCCCACCCCAATGGATAGCCTCCAAAAACGAAACCGACCTAAAAATCGAACTAATTAATGGATCGCTAATCGAACTCAAAGGAACAGAAAATGCCATGACCCTCCGAGGTAGAAGCCTTGCTGGAGTAGTACTTGACGAAGCAGCCTTCATGGATTCTGACGTATGGTTTCAGGTAATCAGACCAGCCCTCGCAGACAAACAAGGTTGGGCACTTTTCATCTCCACACCCGATGGAACTGCAAGCTGGTTCTACGATTTATGGTGTTACGTTCCAGAGGACACATCAGGAGATTGGAAACGCTGGAGCTTTACCACTATAGATGGGGGCAACGTACCAGAAGAAGAAGTCGAAGCAGCCAAGTCACAACTAGACAACAGAACATTCAAACAGGAGTTCGAGGCAAGTTTCGAGAATCTCACTGGTCTCGTTGCAGTCTCCTTTTCAGATTCCAACATTTCTACCGAAGCGGAGGACATAAACATCGCTCCACTCTTATTAGGAGTCGATTTTAACGTAGATCCACTTTGCGGTATATGTGCAGTCCGCTATCGAGACATTCTCTACGTCTTTGACGAAATAATTATGACGGGCGGAGCAACAACCTGGGATTTTGCAGAAGAAGTAACCAACCGATATGGTGTGGAACGCAGAGTAGTAGCTTGCCCTGACCCTACGGGTGCTGCCCGAAAAACATCAGGAGTAGGTTCAACGGACCACACTATCTTACGCAGAAGCGGATTTACTGTGTCATCTCCCAGATCCCCCTGGAAAATACGAGACAAAGTAACAGCCGTAAATACTGCACTATATGACGCAGCAGGAGAAAGACGAACCTTGATCCACCCACGCTGTAAAGAATTAATAAAATCCCTCCGCACCCTCACATACGCACCAAACACAGGTATGCCAAATAAAAACCTTGGAGTGGACCACGCATTTGACGCTTTCGGCTATCTCTGCCTCCAACAATTCAACCTTGCCAAACCAGAGACATTAGGACAAACTTCGTTTAGAATATATTAAGAGTTCTTTTTTACTATGGGCTACGGTTACGGTGGATCAATGAAATCCACAACAAAAAAGAAGAAAAAGAAGAAAACTAAGAAGAAGTGAGAAAATTTAGACGAGTAAGACGAGACAAAAAGACAAACGTACCAAGTAAATACCTTACTGGTGCGAAAAATAAAGCTGCAAAAGCAAAAGAGATCAAAGAAACAGCCGAAAAATACAAAAGAGGCGAATATATTGATATAAAAGCCATAAACAAACTACGATCTGCCCAAGATGAAACCAAAAGCAAAGCCACTAAACGAAAAAACAAAAGAAACACTAAGAAAAAAGGCAGATAAAAGCCGTTTCACTTACGGACAGCTTGCCAGAGTGTACCGTAGAGGACAAGGAGCATATTTATCCTCTGGATCTAGAAATGTACCAATGGCTGCATGGGCAATGGGCAGAGTAAATAGCTTTATCAGTGGAAAGGGAGGGGCAAGAAAGGCAGATGCTGATATACTTAGAAAGAAATCCAAGAAAAAATGACAGAAATTACAGACGAGATGCTTGACATCATCGAAAAAGTAAAAGGAAAGCGTAATCCTGCTCTGTGGGATCCTAGATGTGAACAATATCAAAGAAAACTCAAAGAAGGTACTGTAAAAAAGTCAACAACAAGTTAAACTATTTATAAATACTCTTTTTTCTTAAGATCATGGCATTTTTTCGTGGAGAGGAAGGTTCTGTAAAATTTAAAAACAGTTCTGGTACTACTGAGGCAATAGTTTCTACTACAGCTTGGAGTTTAGACATAGCGAAAGAAACACTAGACGTAACTGCACACGGCAACACCACAAGAAACTTTGTAGGTGGATTAATTTCTGGCACAGGTTCCATAGACTTTTTGTACACAGCAGCAAGTGGCAACGAAACTGCAAACTTATTAGCCGATGTTTTAACTACAGAGGATGCTGGTGATGCGCAATTTGAATTATTTTTAGATACTTCTGGAACTAAGAAAGTAAGTTTTTCTGGAATTGTCACAGGCACAACATTATCTGCTTCAACAGGCGACCTTGAAACTGTCAATGTAAGTTTCCAAACTAACGGTGCTATAACCAACGCTGCATAATGCCTAAATCATCTTATTCAGCGAAGCAACGCAAACTCGCTGCTGTTGCCCCACCAAGGGATAAGATTACTGATGCCGACTTAAAAAAGCTACGTTCCAAGAAAAAGAGGAAGAAAAAGTGAAACTTACCATTCGCCAAAAAAATCTATTACAGAAACATTCTGAACACCATAGCGATAAGCATATGGAGTTTATGAAAAGGCGAATGAGAGCAGGAGACACTTTTACCCAAGCCCATAAAAAGGCACAGGCAAAGGTGGGAAGATGAGTAAAAAAGATCCTAGGCTTACAAGAAACAGATTAGAAGGATTCAATAAACCAAAGAAAACGCCTAGTCATCCCACTAAGTCTCATGTGGTTTTAGCTAAGAAAGGCGATAAAATAAAATTAATACGATTCGGCCAACAGGGGGTTGTGGGTGCAGGGAAAAACCCTAAATCTGATCGAGACAAAGCCCGAAGAAAATCGTATTATGCTAGACACAATGCACAAGACCCCAATCCTGGATTCTTTAGTGCTAGATACTGGTCACACCGCACTAAATGGTAAACAATGACTTACGCAATCCCAGGTCAAATTAGAACAAAAATAATTACCTCCACAACTCTCGGTGGCACGGACAGTCCCTTCACTCGTACAAGAGCCGTACTGGACATGATGAAAGGTTGGGAAATAATGAAAGCCGTAACCGAAGGAACTGAATATCTAAGAGAAAACAGCGAAGCATTTCTACCATTAGAACCAAGAGAAGATTACACAGCATACACGGCAAGAGTAAATCGTGCTGTATTTTCTCCGTTTACTCAAAGATTAATAAGAGCAGCTACAGGTCTTGTTTTAAGAAAACCAATATCACTCATAGGAGATCCTTATTGGACCGATACTTTCAAAATGGATGTTGATGGCTGTGGATCAGATTTAGACGAATATGCGAGAAGAGTACTTATGTGTTCTCTCACATACGGCCAAAGTCACATACTTGTAGATTATCCTGCACCATCGGGAGCAGTAAGTCTCGCAGAAGAACGTCAGCAAAACCGCAGACCATACTGGATCGAAGTTGATCCAAACAATCTTTATGGTTGGAGGTTAGATAGAGAATCTAATTACGGAAACTTGATACAGGTGAGACTAGGGGAAAGAGCAGTATTACCAGATGGGGACTTTGGCGAAAAGGTATTTG